GTACCTGATGCGACATTTGTAATCGCCTCTGATGTTACTGCTGTGTATACAGTAGAGTTTTGTGCATCAACATAAGAACCATAGAGACCAGTCTTATCGTCTACTCTCCCCCATAAGATACTTCTACCACTATCAATATAAGCAATACCTTTAAAGTTTTTAGTACTATCAAAAAGAGCTGTTGCACTTGTAGGGTTAGCTGTAACTATTTTCCAAATTCCATCTGTTGAGAACACATAAACAAAAGCACCTGCAAGAGATGAGTAGTTTGAGAATGAAGTAGGCGCATCTACTGTTAAGCCTGTAATAACATCTGTCCAAGTAGTTCCAACTAATGTTTGAATTTTAGTTCCTGACTTTTTAAACTGAACTATACTTCCGTTAGTTTTATATCCAATATGAATATCTGACACACTTCCAACTGCCCCAACATCTCCTAATAGTTTTTTACCTCTAGCAACTTCCATTGCTCCGTCTTTCGTAATCCAACCTATTCCACTAGAAAAAGCGTCATCAGGAATAATCTCATCGTCAAATAGATTGTGTATACCTTTTGTAAATGCTGAAATTTTCCTTGTTGTAGGCATATTATTGTTGAACTAAACGACTATTCCAGTAACACATTGAATCATAATACTCTTTGTATTTAGCTTGGTTTTCGTTCTTATAACTTTTAGCTTTATCTGATTGTTGAATAATAGAATCTTCTACTGCCATAGCGTATTGAAGCATTGGTTGGAATCTTTCTGGTATTAAAGGAGTATCTGAAAGAGTAAGAGATACTGGGTCTGAAATGTAATCAAACTCTATGCTTTCGGCAGATGTAGGTTGTTTTGCAAAGTATAAACGACTGTTAGCAATATCAATGTAGCAAACATTATCTTGGTTTAAATACTGTCTTCTATCTGACCAAGAAACAACCTTGTAAGGTTTATATGCTGTTCCTACAAATACAACAGGGTTACTTGCTTCATAAGAAAAGGTTTCTGTGTAGTTATAGTTTTGTGTTAAATAACCAAAATCACTAGGTAGAGAAATATACGGAAGTGTTGTTGATGTTGTACCTGTATGTGCTTTCTTTAAAAACTCCCACGCTTTTTGTGAGCAGATATATTTGTATATACGATTTAAAACAGAAAGTTCCTCTGTTGAAGAGAGTTCTGTTGAATCGTCTACTTGTAGTTCAAAGTCGGCTATGATTTGTGATGCTGTTGACATTGTTGATGAATTAAATGATTAACTCTATACCACTCACCGTATAGATGAGTAGTAAGAATTAACTATGCTACGGATTTATTACGCTTTAATGTGTACATCCAAAAACTTCTTAGCTCCATCGGCAAATGTTTTGATACCTGCTAGGTATGATGAGAATACGTTTGTACCTCGTCTATCTGCTGTTGGTCGCATATCTACTTCTTTCATATCTTGAACAACTAGGTCGATAGCTCCAAGTTTACCGTAGTAAGCGTGAAGTCGGCTTGTAGTTGTACCTGACATTGTAGTTGCAAAGATTGGTCTTCCTGCTGAAAGGATTGTCAATGTGTCTGTTGCATCTACATAAGTAGCTGATACTTGTGCTGCTGTAAGGATTGCTCGGTTTGCTGCTGATACTTCAAAGTATCCAGTAGCAGAGTCTTGTCCTGTTGCAGAACCGTTAATCATATTTGCTAGGATTGCTCCTTGTGCATCTACTGAAGCTGCGATGTCAAACTCTCCTGCTACTGCTGGTGCTGCTTTCGCTGTGAAGACAACTCCGAATACAGTAACGGTTTCATCTGCTGTTGCTACGTCTACAACTAGTCGTGTATCACCTGTTAGGTTTTCTGAAACGTAAAGTCTTGCGTTTGATACATCTCCTGAATAACCATTTGAGAACACATTACCTGCTAGGTCGATATTCTTTCCTAATAGGTATTGTGTAATATCTGAGGCTGCGTATGAGTCTACTACAAGACCCATATTCAATCCTACATCTTGGTTGTTTCGGTATCGTAGTTTAGCTCCCATTCTTGATACCATTTGAGGTACAGTTGTTGCAGTAAGGTCGATAGCTGTTCCGTTTGAAGCAATTGTTGTTAAATCTCCTGTGTCAAATGTGTAAAGTGCGTTTAATACTTGTCCAAAACATCGGTAATCTAGGTCTGTCGCAATTTTCTTTGCACATTCTCCTCCGATTTTTTCTCCTGGATTTAGTGGACCAGCTTGTTTTACTTCTCCATCTGAAATGTGGAAAGCAATTTCTTTTTCTAGGTTGATTGTTAGCAATTCTGATGAATCTGTAACTGTATCAATAGTAGAAGCTGAACCTCTAACTGTATCTCTTACAAGTACACCTGAAAGGTCAAATGCTACTCGTTCTACTGATTCTCCAAATTTTAGTGTGGATTCGAATCGTGTGTTCATAACCTCTTTCGCAACTAATACCTTGTTGAAAATTTCTTGGTACAATTTTGTTATCGCAAGTCTTCTATTTCTTGCTTCACCATATTCCTATGGTGGTCAGGTCATATCATATAGAACTAATACATTTATGAGTGGTTTGCAGAAATCTTTTTACATTGTTCAATGAACATATCTTTTGAGAAAATGTTTTTCATATAGTTACAAAGAGTACAACAAGGGGCTACGTTATCTACTGTGTAGCCTTCTTTAGAATCTAGCCTATCTATTCCGATTGAGTCTTCTCCTAAGCAATAATAACATTTATTAGTTAATATTTCTAAAGCAAAACTATCTTCTATTAGATAATCTATCTTACGGGTTTTCGCACTGGCTTTTATCGAGTTAAGTCTACCTTTAGGGGTTTTCATATAAGCTCTTCTTGTTTCTAATGCTTTTCCGTAATTTTTCAAAGTCCAATTCCTTGCGTTCTTTATTCGCTTTTCCCTGTTTAAGCGATAATAATCGTCTTGAATTTGTTTTATCTTTTCTGGGTTATTATCTCTGTATCTTTTATTCTGAAACTTTTGTTTCTCTTTTTTATCCATACATTTGATAATACCACCTCATATTGTATTGTCAAAGTCCTATCGAGTTCTTATTGAGGATTATATTTATTCACCTCTGACCGTCACACACGCCCGAGAAGCCTTTCGCTATCTTCTCTGCTGGCTCGGTATTGTCCGTTCTGGAGTTCCACCGAATTAAACTCGTTTTACAACGCCTATCAAGTAATTTTAAGCGTTGTCAAATTGTGGCTTGAAATCTGTTAATGCCATTTTATTAAGGGTTTAAATTATAACCCCGTGCTTGTAGATTATCGAAGAACTCTTTGAGCTAAACCATCATTGTATTTCTTTTTAAGTATTGGGTTTGCCATAACTTCTTTGAAATACTCTGAATCTGTCTTTGCTTTTGCGTAGTCTACTTCTGTCGGTTCTACTGTTCCTCTTACAGTTGATGATTCGATTGTTTTTTTACCAGTAATGGCTGAACCGAATGTTTCTTCTATAAGTTGAGATACTGTTTTTTGTTGATTCTTTTCAAGTTTTCCTAAATCAAGAATAGTTTGTAGTTGGGCTATTCCTTTAAATTCTGGCATTCTTTCGAGTGCATTATTAAAGTAAATAGTTGCCGTTTCTACATATTCTTTCTCTTTCTGTTGTCGAGTTAGAGGTTCTAAAGTCTTTTTAAAGTCATCTTGCATTTCTGCTCGGAGTTCCTCTTTTAAGATTTTAGATTGTTTTTTAAGAAAGTCCTTATCAACATTGTATTCTTCTGATAAATCATCTAATGATGATTTTATTTCTTTTTCTGAAACTCCATCATATCTAGATTCTTCTATCTCCCTAACTTTTTCTCTTAACTCTTTTAATTCAGCGAGAGTTTGTCTTTTTTCTCTACGTTCTGTTTTATAAAGCTCTTTGAAGTCAGGCTTAACTGATTCCTTAACTTGTTCGTCTTGCAAGATTTCCCCAAGTGGTTTTTCAGTTGTTTCGACAGTTTGCTCTGGATTTTCAGTTATCTCTGCATTTAAAGTTGTGTCTTGAACCTCTTGGCTTTCTGCCACCGTTGGCTCTGCGGTAGGATTTTCATTCATATTGAAATTTGTTTGGGAGTTTCCGTTCCCAGCGTTATGTTAATTATACACCGTATTTTGTTTTACAACAATGTTGTGGTGCAATTTCTCCTATCAACCAGCACGGGAAGATTGATAAGAGAAACCGCACAGCAACGGTTATTCTTCTTCTACGTTTTTAAGTGCTTCTTCTGCTAACTCTTGATTAGTTTTTGCGTTTCTAAACACTCTTAATAAATCAAGGTTTACCTTTAAAGTTGCACAAGCTGTAACTAACTCTGCGTGTGAAGCTGTTTTGTACGTTGTAGCTATAATATCTACGTTGTTTCTAATCTCTTTGTATGCTGTGTTTAACAATATCTCTCCGCCTTCTTGGTTTAAGATAGCTTGGATAGCTTTATACTTTCCAATATCGTCTAATATTTCTTTCTTTCTGTTTCCTGCCATTATGCTAAATCTTCTGTGTTAAGTTCTACTAAAGGAGATAATCCTGTTTGGTTTTTAATCTCATCTAGTTCTGCCTTATAGTCTACAAACGCTTGTTCAATCTTTGCAATTTCTTCTGCAATTTCTTTTGCTTTTGTTTTGTAACTAATATGCAACACAATGTTATGTGCTTTTTTAATTTCTTCTTCGCTAGGGTCAATAACTTCTGGGTGATTATTCTCTACATTCTTTGCTGATGCTTCTTCTAACTCTAATTGAGCTTTCATTTCTGTTAGCTTCTTCTCTACCATTTTAGCTTGTGTTTCCATTCCAACTAATGTGAATTGAACTGTAATTCCGTCTTTCTCAATAATTGATTCTAATGGATTCTCTTTGTTTTCTATAATTTTATAGTTGTGCTTCTGCATTTATTTCCGTGTTAAGATTAAAGTCCCCACTTTGACCAGATTGGTCGGGTAGTGAACCACCCATACCTTGTTGTGCCATCTTCACTCTCTCATCTACTAGCTGTCTTCCTACGTTTGATTCAATAATTGGTTGTAGTAGTGCTGTGTAGCTTACTAGCCTGTTAAATGTTTCTTCATCAAGGTTTTCTTGATTGTCTGACATATAGTCTACCAATCTTTGTTTATATGCCACGTTTGCGTGTTGGTTTGGTCTTATTGTTTTTCCATCAATAATCATTTCAATATCTCTGTCGGCTTCTGCAAGTAGTTCTGCATCTCCAAACTCCTGTGTGTCTGTAAGTTGTCTGATAACTTCATCTGTAAACCCTGCAATAGTTGCTTGTATTTCGTATGCTTTCTTTGGGTTTTGTATTGGGTTTTGTGCTTGAGAAGACAAGAAAGCTAGTTGTGTTCTTTTTTCTACTTCTGACATAGAAATCTCTGCGTTTGAAGCCTCTACCATTACGCCAAAAGTATCGTTCTTCCAAAATATATCTCTCTTTGATATTTCTTCTAACTCAACGCCATCTACTCCTAGAATATCTATACCTACTTTCTTTGTTAAATGTTCTCGTACTCCCCATTCAAATAGTTTAGCAAATCGGTGATACCCGAATGAGTATGACTTGTTAAGAAGTCCAAACCTATCTGCTGCGTTAGCTTGGTTACCCTCGTAAATTCCTACCTTGTCTTCTTCTGCAATACCTTTTGAAGCTGCTGTAACTCCTGACGCTTTTTCTTGTATTGCATCTAGTTTATCAAATACATTTAAAGGTGTTGAGATACTTGGTGTTTCTACAAACTTAATAGCATTGCCTACATTTCCTTTAACCTCAATGTTTCCATCTTTTCTGTATTTAAGCCTTGCAAGGTCATCAATTGCTGTAATATCAACTATCTTCATAGGTTTGTTAATCTGCTCTGCGTTGTCTAGCATTTGGTTTATAGAAACTGCCTGTGCCATAAAGATTTCTCGAACATAATCACAATATGATGGTGTCCAAAACTCTGTAAGGTCTGGGAACGCTGCCCAAGTCCAGAATGGGAATAGGTCTGACTCGAATATATCTTTTAGTTTTTCTACACGGATAGCTCTACCTGAATTATCCATAAACACATAGTATCGTGTGCCTTCAAAAGTTGTGTACCACTCCCAGAATTTAAACTTTTCTTGTGTGTTAGCTTCCTTGTTAGCATTTAAAACTTTGGTGTCATAAGTTCTGTTCTTTTGGTTTATATCTTCTTGAGTTGTATCGTCTGCTGTTGCTTCACCTTTAATTAAATCTTCTGCTTCTGTTTTTATATAAATACCGTCTTTGATACCTTGCTTAATAGCTTGTTTTGTTTTGATAACACCGTATCTACCCATATACATACAGTTTTCTATATCAATACCACCACCACTAGGGTCTATTAGGAAGTCATATACATCTACGTTCTCAAGGTGTGGAGTATAACCATTAAGACTGTCTGCGTAATATGAGTAAATTGCTCTACCATACATAATTCCTTGTTTCTTTCCTGCAAGGTCTTTTAAGTCCCAATTATCTCGCTGTGCATCGTATGCTCTTAAAGCATTAAGTCTTTTAACTCTTGTAAATTGTGAGGTTTTTCGCTTTGTAAACTTAAATATTAAAGGGTTATCAATCTTTGACCATAGCGTATGTACAAAAGATTGCATTAGCCCTAAATCTACATTGGCTCTTGACTCATCTGACTTTGGTTTGTTTCCGTAGTATAAGTCTTCGTTCTTTTGCCAATTAGTAATTTTCCCTTGCTTAAATGTTCGAGCAAATTGTATTTCTTGTAGAGCTTGTGTTGAAATTTTATCTCTTATTTCTTTTCTTATCATTTTTCAAAGTGTTCCCGTACTTTGAAATGGTTAATACTAAAATTATACTACTTATTTGACAAATAGTACAACTTATAAGCCGATGTCTGAGTAAAGTGGAGTTGCTTCTTCATAATCGTAGCTTCTTTTGGCAGTTGTTACTGAATTGAAACCGTATCGGACTGCATCAAGTGCATCTGAGAACATATGATTAGGTGTATTTAGTAGTTTTCCGTCTTTATCTACCTCCCAAAGATAGTTTTGATACGCTTCCCACAGGTTTAATGACTTTTCTGTCACGGAAATCTTTTGAGATTGTACAAATTGAATACCTTGGTTAACACTTCCTGCCCCTTTTGTTGCTCCTATAATACTTACTCCGTACATTCTTATCTCATCAATAG